GCCCGCCGCGCCGGTAGTCGTCGAGCCGACTGCGATGGTGGCTGCCGCGCCGGGCGAGCCGGTGGATCCAGTGGCACCGGTGGTTCCGGTCGCGCCAGTCGCGCCTTGCGGGACGGTGAAATTGAAGACGGCGGCCGACGAGCTCCCCGAATTAGTGACGCTGGCGGAAGTGCCCGCCGCGCCGGTAGTCGTCGAGCCGACTGCGATGGTGGCTGCCGCGCCGGGCGAGCCGGTGGATCCAGTGGCACCGGTGGTTCCGGTCGCGCCAGTTGCGCCGGCTGGGATACCAAAATTGAAGGTCGCGGCCGAAGAAGATCCGACGTTGGTTACCGTGGGCGTCGCTCCCGCGGCGAGCGGAGTCACCGAGCCGACCGCAATCGTAGCCGCTGTGCCTGCTGGACCGGTACTTCCGGTCGAGCCGGTTGCGCCGGTTGCGCCAGCTGGTATGCCGAAATTGAAGACGGCCGCGGAAGAAGATCCGACGTTGGTTACGGTAGGGGTCGCCCCGGCGGCGAGCCCGGTCGCCGTGCCGGCGGCGATGGTGGCTGCCGCGCCGGGCGAGCCGGTGGATCCAGTGGCACCTGGATTTCCTTGCGTGCCCTGTGCGCCGGTCGCGCCAGTGGCCCCTTGCGGAATCGTGAAGTTGAACACGGCGGCGCTCGAGGAGCCCGTGTTCGTCACGCTGGCGTTAGAGCCGGCGGCCCCGGTGGTGGTCGAGCCAACCGCGATGGTGGCCGCCGAGCCGGTGGGCCCGGTTACGCCGGTCGGGCCGGTCGGGCCCGTGCTGCCGGTGGGCCCGGTCGGGCCGGTCGCGCCAGTGGCCCCTTGCGGAATCGTGAAGTTGAACACGGCCGCCGAGGAGCTGCCCGCGTTGGTGACGTTGGCATTTGAGCCCGGTGCGCCGGTGGTGGTCGAGCCAACCGCGATGGTAGCCGCCGCGCCGGCCGCGCCGGTGGATCCAGTCGCGCCGGCCGGAATCCCGAAATTGAAGATTGCGTTCAGCGGGCTGCCGACGTTCGCGATGGTCGGCGTCGCGCCTGGCGTGAGCCCGGTGACGCTGCCGACGGCGATCGTCGCCGTGTTGCCGGTCGCGATGTTGTCGGGCAGGTTGACCGGGTAGTTATCGAAGTTGCACTGGCCGTTCGCGCACCAGGTCGGTGCCATTTGCACGCAGCTATACGCCGCGCTGGCGTCGGATGTCGACGAGCCGAGCACGACCTTGCGCTGCGCATTGGTGGCCCACACGCGATAGCAGATGTTCAACGGGAGCGTCTGCGTCGTATCGGCGAGCGTAAGCGAAAAGGCGCCGTTGGTCACGGGCGTGCTGACGGCCGTCTGCGTCGACTGGCCCTGCCCGGTAATCCGGAAATCGGTCGGCGTGCCGTCCGACGTCGTTGGTGCGAAATAGATCGTCCCGGTAAGCGGAGCTCCGGTGGCGTCGGTGGTATGCGTGGCCGAGACCGTGTCCATCTGCGCGCAGGCGCACAGCGCGGACACGAGCAGCGCCGCTGCTAGCTTAATGGTTTTCATGTGGGGAAAGCGGAAAGGGAAAGAGAAGTTTTTTTTACCAGATCTGCAGGCCGCCCGCGCCCATGAGGCGAGCGAGCGAGAGATAGCGAATGCCGTAATTGGTCTGGTTCCAGAAGCCGGCGTCGGCGAGCGTGACGGCTGCCACATCGTAGCTGCCGCTGACGTCGCCGACTCCTTTGGACGAAAGCACGCCGGTCACCTGGCCGGGCGCATCGTTATTCGCGGCGGCCTTCTGGTCGCGCGCCGCAAGAACGAGATAGTGCGCCGTACACAGCTCAAGGCCGAGCGTGGCGAGCGTGCCCCAGCGGCAGGCGTTCACCAGGTTCGACGCGACCCCGATCCACAGCGTGAGCATGGTTGCGGGATAAGCGTCGGCGTCGGCGAACTCGGGGAAGTCGGCGGTGAGCTGGTCGGGCGTGAGGGTCATTTGTTTTTAATCGGCGGGACGGGAATTTTTGGCGGTGTGGCGTCGGGCTCAGGCTCAGGAACGGCCGTTGCCGCGCCACGGGCGCGCCCCTTGGCCTCGGGCGCGGGCGGTGGCTGTTTGTGTACGGCGGGTACGGCGGGCGGCTCAGCTGGCGCGACGGCCTTGCTGTGCCCCTGCACGAACCAGTGCGAGGCGATGTCGTCTTCCACTTCGTGCTGGCCCGGTTCGAACGTCCGGGTTTGGCCGCCCTTTAGGGTCAGCACGAAGCGTTTCTCGACTGTGATGGTCTGCATGCAGACCAGACTAGCTAGATGCCGTCGGCGTAACCGGCGGTCTCGGGATACACGTACTCGACCACACCCAGCCGGCCGAAATAGGTCGTGAGTTGATAGATCGATCGGTATTCGAGCGGCGTGCGCTGCAGCGGAACCAGCGGATAGCGAACGCGCGTTTGATCGTTGGTGTACGCGATCATGCGGTCGGCCGAGCTTACGCCGGCCTGGCGCAGCCACTTCAGCGGTTGAATGTTCAACGGGCGGCCGTTGATCGAATTCGAGAGCGAGTTAATCTTCAGGAATTCGAGCAAGCTCATGTTGCCCGCGCTCGACACCTTCGTCGAAACGAGCAAGCCGAACTGGGCCGGCGGAACGCGCAGCTCGCTCGGGCAGATGGCCCAGCCGCTGTTCGCCCACACGGTCGAGATCAGAGTATTGACGTCGGCGAGGATCAGGTTCGGGCCGACGTTGCCGGTCGTGTCGTCGGAGATCTTCAGCGCCCAAGTGGTGTGCGCGTTGCCATCGGCGGCGACGTTCGACACCGCGACGTTCGCATTGTTGATGAGGCCGGTCACGCCGACGACTGAGTCGCCCGTGTAGACCATCTCATCGATGTCCATCTGGTGCTTCAATTTGATGGCGCTGAACTTCTGCTGATCGACCGGGCGGCCGAGGCGTTGTGCGCTCTCGAGCTCGGGGATCGTATAGCTCAGCTCCATGCCCCACAGGTACAGGGACTGGGCGGTCTTGCCGATGTCGAGCGAAACACCCGAGATGGCGTTCGAATCTTTGCCGATGAAGTTCTTACCGTTCGGGTTCAGGCCGCCGGTCGAGGCAAAGGTCGAATTGGTGAAGCTCGAAGTTTCGTCGGCAATCGTGACGTCTTCGCGCAATTGAATGTCACGACTCCAGGTCACGCTGACCAGGGGTTCGTGCATTTGGGGATCGAGCCGCTCGAGCTCGCCGATCAGGAAGGCGCCCGTCGAGTCGATCGTGCGCCGGTCGTAAGTTTGAAAAGGCATGTTGGTTCTGTTCTCCGGTTCTGAAATTGGCTAGGGACGGCCTGCGCTACGCAGACCAGCGCGCCTAGATGTTGAAGCCGATCTCGACGTTGCCTGAGGCGTCAGCCGGGCCCGTGAAATAGCAGTTGCTGGGTAGAGCGAAGGTGTTGGTCGAATCGGCCGCGGCTTCGATGCCGCCGATGATCGAGCCGGTGCCGACGGCCGTCCGGACGTACACGGTGCCGTTCTTGGCGGCCGCCGTCGCGCCGTTCAGCTTGACGGAAATGTAGCCGCGCTTCAGGCAGTTGCCGATGCCCGAAACAGGCGGGGTCGACGTGCCGAGGCCGTCCGTGTTGCTGTTGGTCGGATAGGGCCGAACATACATGCCGTACACGCTCGCGACGACGTCGGCGGCCTTGATCGCCCGCATGTTGTGCGAAGTGGCGTCGATCGCCACGGGTACACCGTAGCTGGTCGGGAAATAAGTGGTGTCGAGTAGCTGTGCTTCGACAGTCGCCTGCGAAGCGCGCGTTACCTGGCCGGGGATACCGGCGGGCATCCGAAATTGAAATGCGTTGCTCATTGTGATTGTGTTTCTCCTGTGGTGGTTAGCTGCGGGCCCAAAACTGGGAAGTCCGCTTGGTTAGCTGCGGGCCCAAAACTGGGAATTCCGCCGGTTCATGTCTGAAATGGTCGAAGCGGTCACGTGGGCGTGCTTGCCGCTGTCGAAGGTCACTTTGGCGTGTGCGTTGTTTTCACGCCGCACGATTTCGCTCGCGCCGACGAACGTGCTGTGGAGGGCATCGCAGGTCAGCTTTGAGAGGTCTTTGCCGGCGACGAGCGGGGCCACCGCGTCGCGCGTCTTCGGGTTTGCGTAGGCGGCGTCGAGCGCTTTACGCTTCAGGGCGCACAGTCCGTCTTGCGAGCGGGCGGCGTCGTTGGTCGGCAGGGCCATGCCGGGCGAGAGAATTTCGACGCGCGCGAACACGTCCTGCGCTTCGGCCAGCTGGGCAGCGGAATCGCGCGACTTCTTGTCGCCCGACTTTTCCTTCTCCGCTTCCACTTCCTCGGCTTCGCGCTTCTTCTTCTCTTCCTCGGTCTCGCTCTCTTCTTCGGCGGCGTCCTTGGCTTCGAGCTTTTCGAGGCGCTCGCTCAGCGCGTCGAGCGATTTGCTGAGGTTGCTGAGCGAATCGGACGTTTTCTTGTCCGCTTCCTCTTTGGCTTCGCGCTTCTTTTTCTCTTCCTCGGTCTCTTCCGGCTCCGAGTCTTTGGCGCTCTCTTCGAGAGCTTTCTTAAATTCCTCTTCGTCGCGCGCTGTAAACGCCGCACGAAGACGGTCCATCCATTTGAGTTTTTTCATTGAGTCTCCAATTGCGCAGCGTGATCCGCAGCGACCTTGATCGACCAGCGCGAGGTGGTTGCCGACGATCTGGTGCTGGCGTCCCCGTCCTGGTTCGAGTTGCTCGTATTCGGCGTCATAGCCGCACGAAACTTCGCGTAGCCCGTCCTTTACCTTCTCGATCGCCTGTGCATCGGTGATCAGGAGGTCGGCGAGCAATAAATCGTCTTCGATGTTCGAGCCCCGGCGCACGTTCTGCACGATGCCTTTCGACAGGCGCGCCCAGTTCTCCGGCCCCACGTCTTCCGTCGGGTGATCGACCACGACCGGCTTCGCCTCAAAGCTCGCCATGGTGTCCGGGTGGAACACGTCTTCGGCGTGCCGTTCGATGCGAATGACGCCGTCGACCGCGCGGAGCGGCAGCTCCGTCGCCGCATAGAGCTGCGTTCCGGTGCGGGCGATGGGCACGTTGCGGCACAACAGGTAGCCTTCGGGCGTCAGCTCCTGGTTGGCGCTGAGTTGGACGGTCGTGTAAAAGCGCATGGGATTTTGTGAGATGTTTGAACAAATGCAACAACCGCTCAAAGGGCGAGTAGTCCTGAAAGTGGCAGTAATTGCGGCCTGGGTTGGAGTCGTCTTCACCCTGAAAAGAGCGGGCGTCGACAGCTCAGCCGCACGGGTAATTTACGTTCTGGCGGCGCTGCTGATCGCCGTGCAACTGTACGAACTGCTGCGCCGGCTGTTACTCAAGCGCGCCCGGCGCGCCGAACAAGCGGCGGCGCAGCGCGTCCTGCGCGCGATCACGGCGATTCGTTCGCTCGACTACGAGCCGAGCGACGCGCGGCCGCCCTGGTGGCGCGACGCCTCATGAGCGAACTGCTCTCGATCCTCTGCCCGCAGTGCGGCCGGCGCTCGTATAACGCGAACGACATCAACGAGCGTTACTGCGGCTTCTGCCACCAGTGGTACGCAACCATGCACCCGCGGAGCTGCTCGCTCGGCTTTTATGGCCTGTACGGCGACGAGCGCAGCGTGATTCTGCTGGCGATCAGCCGGCTCGCGATCGAGCGGCCGCGGTTAACGTTCTTTCTCGGCTTGATCGCCGATCGGCTCAACGGCCGGGACGTGTTCGACGAACTCCGGCTGACCGGCACCTCGTCTCAGATCGGCTCAGATCTGAGCGCTGGTTAGCGTTCGGTGAACTCGTCGAACTCGATGCCGGTGCCGCGGCAGATGTAGCAATCGCACGTGTTCGTGTTCTCGGTGCATTCGCACTCGCTCGGCGGCTCGTCGCAGACGATGCAGAGCTTCTTCTCGCCGAGGCACATATTGCAGGGTTTCAGCATGGCGGTAAAGTCGATGTTGTGTCGTCACCAACAAAGCCGTTTGCCGGTCTGCTGTTGATTGCGGAAGCCGAGGACGGTCGCATTATGATCGTTCTCGAAAAGGGGCGGCCCGCTATGCTGCTTACGCCGGAGGATGCGTTGCGCGCTTCGCAGGTCTTACGCGAGATGGCGGAATCCGTTCTCACTAGGTTTAAGCGGCGCTCGGTACGCGGATCCAGCGCTCGAACTGCGCCCGGTTAACGTATTCGATGTGCCCATGCGCGTACACCTTGTGCGGCCAGCGCACCTCGTCCAAGTCGATCAACGGCAGCGCCAGGCAGCGGCAGTACCAGGCGACGCCCGGATGATAATGCCCCAGGGTCGACGGCTCGCCGATCAATTGTTCAGGCGACGGCGGATCGGTCCAGGCCACCAGCACGTGATCCATTTCTTTATGCGACGGCCGGACGCGCTGGTCTTCGCTGGTCGCCCACTCGTACCAGTCGAGACCGAGGCGCTCGGCCCGCGTGCGCGTGAGCGCCGTTTCGGCCCGGCCGACCGCGGTGCGCGCCAGCATGGTCGCCTGGCTGCGCGTCAGCTGCGGCAGCTGCTTTTCTAACGTCTTCTGAATCGTCGCCGCGCGCGTGCCGCGTAACTGCTCGCGGGCCACATACGCCTGCGCCCGGGCTTCGAGTCGCGCCGGCAGCCGGCGCAGCAGCTGCACGTTGGCGCGCAGCAGCTCGTCGAAGCGGGTGCCCACACCGCTGCCCATCTCGGCTTTGAGCGCCTGATAGATCTGTTTACCGTGCAGCGACTGGCGGGCCGCGGCGCGCCACGTGTTCACGTTCGTCGCATCGACGCGCGTCAGCATGCGCCGCGCCATCATCTCGGCCGCGCTCGCCACGAACTCCTCGACCGGCTCCGCGAATACCACGGTCGGCTCGCCGCCCGAGGTCTCGATCGACCAGGGGAAGAACTTGTTCAGGAACGCTTCGAGATCGCGCTGGTACTGGCGAAAGGCCCGTTCGACCGGCTGGCGTGCGTCTCGATTCATACTGGATTCAAATGCGCTGGAAGTTTCAGCTCGGGAAGGCGTTGTTCGTCGATGCCGACGGAACGGCGATCCGCACGCTTACGCTCGACGACGACGGCCGCCGGTGGCGCTTGGAAGGCACCAAGATCACATATGACAATGTGGCGCAGGCGATGGAGGAGGTCGAGGACCGCTACTGGTTCGTGACGTCGCGGCAGGTGCTGAAGCCGCGCGGCGCGGGCTAGGCTGCCGGCTGCTTTTTGGTGGCCGGCGGCTTCGTCGAGACTTCCTTCGTCACCGGATCGCAATACATCTTCGGCCGCAGGAAGCGCGGATCGTAACTGAGAAGCGCTTCGACGGCGTCGCCCCGGTCGCCGATGGCTTCCTTGTACTCGGCCGCGAATTGACCGAACGTCGCCATATCGTAGCCGGGCTCTTCGGAGGCGGCGGCCAGCCGCTCCATAATCTCCTGAACTCGCTTCATGTCCGGTTCCCGCATAAGTTACAGTATGCCTCTCTTTTGCATCCAGGAGGTCATGAACGAGTACATTTCTGGGTCTCGTTTCTCGAGCTCTTTCGGGTGCATCAGGCGGGCCGTGAACGATTCCGCGAAGTACTCCCGTTCATTCGTTGCGGCGTACCGGGTAATGGTCCGGTCGTGCTGCTTGGCCTTACCGTACAGCTCCGTGAGACGGTCGCCGCCGCCGCGGTAGGTCGAGCCGGGCCCGAAACGGATGCCCAGCCAGTGCTCCAGGTCGTCGATTTGCGTGCCGGGCTCCGGCAGGTCGTTGAAGTCGAACTGGTGGCCGGCCTCGTGTACGAAGGTGGCATAGGTCGCTTGCTCGGCGTTCGTTTGGTAACTGCCGGTCGTCCAATGCTCGTGTAGCTTCTTGCCCTTCTCGCGGAAGCCCTCGTACTCAGGGCCCCGGACCTGGATCTTTCCGCTTTCGGGATGCGCCAGGCCGATCGCCCGTTTGTATATCTCCGGATCCTGCCCCGGTTGCGGGGTCGGCTCCACGAACACCGAGCGCCCGACGGTCAGCTGCTTGACAATCCCGCGTTTCTCGAGCGCCGCCGCCAGCTTCGGATGGTCGCGGTGCAGCGCGGCGACGATGTTCCGGTGCTCCTCCTGCTCTGAGAGGTAGCCGCCGATTTCGGTCGGGCCGTTGACGAACTGCTTTTCTTTTTTCGGGTTGGCAAAGACCTTCTGCTGGCTTTGCTGTATTTTGATCTTCTCGGCGCGCGCGTCGACCTTCTTGCGCAGGTCGCTGATTTCGTCTTCGAGGACGTAGTTCACAAAGCCGGCGGCCTTGGTCTCGGCGAGCTTTGCTTCCTTGCGGGCCAGCTCGCGCGATTGCGAGCCGTGCATGGCCTGGTTGAAGTTGAGCGAGTTGGTTACCGCTTCGTGGTGCTCGGCGAAGGTCGGCGCTTTCTTCGCTTCGCCCTCGTTCGACGAGCCGGAGCCGCCGCCGGCGGCGTTGGAGAACTCGCCGTTATCGGCGCGCGGATGGTCGCCTTCGTTCCACTCCTCGTCCGTCGTCAGTTTTTTTTTTAATGCGTCTGCGTCGGCCGTCTCCTTAGCGGGCGGTGCTCCCTTGTACAGCATGACCGTCGACGCTTTCTTGCCCTGCAGGATCTCTGCGGCCAACCGGTGATGCCCGTCGGTGATGTAGTACTGGCCTTCATGCGCCCAGATTTCCGGGAGCTTATCTGGACTCTGTGCTCTGTACTTATCCACAATGGCGGGGCTTAGCGTCTCTTGCGTGGCAATCAGGGAGTGATTTGGAATCGTGGTCTTAACGGCGGCTCCCGATTTGATCAGCTCCGGAAACTGCACGTGAACCATCTTGGCCTGGTAATACGGAACATCGAAGTTGGGCGGGAAAGTAAACTCCGGCTGACTTTCTACCTTGCCGAACACTTCTGCAGTCTTTGAAGGGGAGCTGCCGCCGCCGCCGGCTGTAAACTCGCCGTTCTCGGCGCGCGGGTGATCGCCTTCGACGAAGTCGCCGTCGCGCGTCGGATTTTTGAGGTGCATCATGTCGACGCCGAGATCCGAGTGCTTTTTGATCTCGATGAGCCCCTTGCGCAAGAGCGCCTCGCGCACGTGCCGGGCGTCTGAGCTGTAATTCGAATCGCCGTCCGGCTTCGAGACTAGAGGCCCGTCCTGCAGCGCCCGCAGATACATGGCCTGCCCGAGCCCCTTCCCGCGATGCTCGGCCGCGAGCTGGAAGTCGCTCACGCGCCGCAGGCCCGATTGAATACTCTGGAGTCTCTCAGGCCGATCGGCGAAGTGCTTCTGTAGTTCCTCATAGACGGCGCGCGTCGGCGCGTGCTCTTCTTCGACCAGCAAATAGTTGGACGAATCCGATTGGCCGGGCAGCCCATAACTCGTTTTATGCTTGCCCTCGGCGTTCGTGTACTCACGCTTGGTGAAGCTGCCGCCGCCGCCCGCCGTAAACTCGCCTTCGTCGTTGCGCGGATGCTCGCCCTCAACGAAGTCGCCGTCGCGCGTCGGCTTCTTCTCGTCGTCGTCGCCTTCGCCGAACGGATCGCCCGGGCCCAGCTCGCCCGCCGCATCCGTATCGTCCGGCGCGGCCTCGATCGCTTCGTCGCTGATGTTCGAGAAGATACCCGTCACGCGCGACGACTGCCGCAGTTCCTTCATGGCCGTTTGCTGGCCAATGATGCCACTCGACACGGCGCTGGTAACCGCGCCGGTCACGCTGGTCGCGATGCCCGCCTTCTCGACGTCCGACAGCTGCCAGAGCGCGCGGAACGTGAAGTCCGAGCCCGGCGGATACGGTTTGCCAAATTTCGATTGATACGACACCTGCAGGATGAGGCCGATGCCCGAACGCAGCCGGCGCTCCTGCTGCTGCTCGATGCCGTCGTAATAGTTCCGCATGTCGCTCTCGCCGGTCGCGTTCATGCCCGAAGGCGCCTGGCCGAAGAGCCGCGTCAGCGGAATGTCGAGCGCGCCCGATAGCTGCTGCGCGAATTGCAGCAGAACGACGTCCAGGCCGCCGAACGTGTAGGAGTGCGCCTCGAACTCGTCGTCTTTATCCATGAGGGTCATGCCCTCGTTGCTCTGCGTTGTACGAATGAAGTTGATCTGCTTGACCAGGCCCTCGAGGGCCGGGCCGCCGGCGGCGAGGATGTCGCGCAAGCCATCGACTTTGTAGGTGCGCAGATGCGCTTTGTAGACGAGCTGCGCCGCGCCCTGCGTCGTCGAATCGAACGCCAGCAGGCGATCCCAGAGGCGCTCTAAAACCGATTGGCCCCACAGCATTTCGGCGATGCGCTGGAAGTACGGCAGATCCTGCCCGACCAGGCGCAGCACGCGCGAGTAATGAATGCGCGTGTTCGGCAGGCCCATCGACGGGCCGCCCGACGCCGAGCCGCCGGTCAGATCGTAGTACCGCGGCAGGCCCATGTCCGCGCCCAGCTCGGTGACGAGGTCGCTTAAGTCCGGCTGTACCATCCAGCGATCGAACACCAGCAGGCCTTTGAACTGGTTCTTGCCGACGGTCTCGATGCGCAGTGGCGTCGAGAAATCCTGTCCGTCGATCAGCAGCACGGCGATCGCGCCGCCGTAGAGCCGCGACCACTTAATCGTGTCGGCGACGGCGTCCCAGATTTTGAGCGTCTTCCATTGCGCCATCAGCTCGTCGATCTGGCCCGGGTCCATTTCGGAGTTGATCTCGATGCCGCGCTTGGTCATATCTTCGGCGACCGAATCGACGGCCTTGCCGCAGATCCAGGACGAGCGATACATGGCCTCGACGCGCTGGCGATCGCGGCTCAGATAGTCGATGCGATACGTCGAGGCGTCGCCCTGGTTGCCGGTGCCGTACCCGACGCGCGCTTCAAAATTGGCGAACGAATCCTGCGTCATTTTCTTGACGCCGGCGTTCGGCCGCAGCGCCTTCGGCGAGCGAGTCTTTTGTTTCATTTAGTTTTCAGGAAGCCAGCCGGGCCCAGACGCTGTTCGCGCCGCGCCGCTGGATGTAGCCGTCAAGCGAATACCGGATGGCGTCCCAGCCGTGATTGTGTTTGTCGACGATGATCGGCAGCACGTCGCCGGTCTTCGCATCGACCTTGTACTTATAGAGCCGTCGCTCTTGATCCATGTGCTTGCAGCGCTCGTGAATCACGATGCGCCGAAAGCCCTTCAAATGGCTGATGCCGTCCTCGACGCAGCCTTCCCATTTGTCGGCCGGCGAGATCTGAAATCCGCGCCGCCGCATATAGCTGATCGTCTCGGGCCGCGCCGCGTCGGCCTTGATCGGCCACTTGCGCGCGCCCGGCACGCTGTCGAACAACTGCGGCAGCTCATCGATTTCAACGCCGTGCCCGAACGCCTCGTAGTCGACAAAGAGGCATTCGTCTTTGATGAACGAACGTATGAGCGCCGTCGGATCCGCGGCGAAGCCCCAGTCCGCGCCGAAGAAGAAGCGCGCGTCGAGCGGCGTTTCGAACGCCTCGACCGCGGTGCGCTTGCCGAAGATCACGGCCTCCGTGAGCGTCTTCGGATTGCCGCCCCAGATGTGGTCGTACGCCTCGAGGTCGATCTCGCGCAGGTACCGGCGCTCTTTGTCGAGCGTGTCCGGAAACCACGGATTGTCTTCCCAGCCGACCTTGCGGACGAGCGCGTCGGGCGGCGGGGCCGTCACGAACCGCTTATAGGTCGGGTCGAGCTCGTCGGCCGGGTTAAACGAAATCCAGATCTCGCTGCCCTCTTTCCGGACAGTCGGGATCAGCACTTCCCACGAATCGTCGCTGACGCTCTGCGCCTCCTCGACCCAGCAGATGTCGAGGCCTTCGGTCGACTTGATTTCCTGAATCGACTTGCGCAGGCCCTTGAAGATGAACTCGGAGCCGGTCGCGCTGGTGATCGACTTCTGCCGGATCGTGAACTTGCTCTGCAGCCCGAGATCCCAGATTTGATCGGTTAGCAGCCGGTGGACCGAGTCGGCGATCGACGACTGAAACTCGCGGGCGCACAGGATGCGCAGTTCGCGCGCCGCCGCCAGCAGCACCAGCGCCCGGGCGATCGTCCAGGACTTCGCCGCGCCGCGGCCGCCGTAATAGACCTTGTAGCGCGCCGGCAGGAATAAGCCCTCGAAGGGCTCCGGCAGATCAATGCTAGGCTGCCTCTTCTTCCGGCGGTCGTTTCCGCGAGACGAAGTTGACATGGATCTTAGTGGGTGCGCCGCCTTCGATCGAGCCGGAGTGGTCGATCTTGTCCTGCTGGCCGAGGCGTTGTTTGCCGAGCCAGATCAGCATCGTGCGGTCGCCCTCGAGCGCCATTGTCAATTGCTTACGGCGCAGCGAGATGTTGGCGCGCGCGACGCCGCGTTCGACCACGGCGCGGAACTCTTCTTTCTGCCGCCGCATCTCGATCAGGCGTTCGGAGACGCCGAAGTGCGCCGCGATTTCTCGGTTCGTGCAGCCCAGCTCCGCGAGCGACTCGAGCTTGTCGAGATTGATCTCAGCGGGCGGCCGGCCGCGTTTCTTTTCTTCGCTCATTGCGATGTTCCCTAATTGCCGCCGAAAGGCGCCTGCGGCGGCCCGAGCAGCTCGGCGGCCGTGACCAGGCTGAAGTGGATGCAGAGCGCCACGATCGCGCCGAGGGCCAGCAGCGTAGCGAACGCCAGCAGCAGCCGGCCGGGCAGCGCGCCGCGCCACTCCATGAATCGGTAATACCTGTCCAGCACTTTCATCAGTCTGCGCCTTCGGGTACGGCGAGCGACTCGTCTTCCGGCTCGGCCTGCGGGCCGCGCACGCTGCCGTAGGCGTCCACGTGGAAGCAGCGCAGCAGGCGCAGGAGGAAGGTGACCAAGTCCATAAAGGGAGAGAAGCTCGCGCTTGTTACTGTCCTTACTTTTCGAGCGGACCTAAGAGCCAAATCGCTTGCAGCGTTCTAAGCGTTGAGTGATGAATGGTTCACCGGCGCAGCCCGGTAGAAACGGAAACCACAAAAATGAAAGCCTTCACGATCACGCCGGACCTGAACATCACGGCGTACGCCACACGCCAACAGGCGATTGCCAGCGGGCACGCCTCCTTCGGCAGCAGCGACGAGCTCGACAGCCTACTAACCTCGCTCAACATCAAGCCGGTGGCCCTTTGGAATACCCTGCCCGGCCTGACGCCGGTCAAGAAATTTATGGACCGCAAAACCGGGATCGCCCGGATTTGGAAGCAACTCCAAGGCCTCGAAGCGATACCCGAGCCGGTCGCCGAGCCGGTCGCCGAGGAAGCGGAACGGCGGCAGACGATGAAGGCCCTGGCGAAGAGCGACCGCGCCAAGCGCAAGGCGCACAAAGCGCAGAAAGCCGCCGAGAAGCTGGAGATGCGCCGCGCCGCCGGCACCAGCCGCACGGACGTGGTTGCGAACCGCAAACGCGAGGCGAACCGCAAACGCGAGGCCAACGTTGCGCCAGAAACGGCGCACACGCCGCGCGAGGGCTCGAAGCAGGCCCAGGTAGTCGAACTCCTGAAACGGGCGGAAGGGGCGACGCTCGACGAGCTCATGACCCTGATGGGCTGGCAGCGCCACACGGTGCGCGGCTTCATCGCCGGCGCGGCCACCAAGAAGCTCGGCCTCAACATCGAAAGCTTCAAAAACGCGGACGGCGCACGAACCTACCGCGTCGTAACCGAGTGGGCCGCCGGAATGCGCGACGAGGATCCGGCACCAGGAGTCGCGTAAGCGACTGCCCTTCCCCGAAGGAGAGGATTATGCGAAACACGATCCAAGAATGCAGCGAGTGCCGCGCCGGGACGCGCGGCACCTGCCACGAAGAAGCGCTCTGCGACCACCATAAGGTCATCGTGCGCCCGCTGCAGGCCCGCGTGAGCCCGCCCAGACGCGACGGCTACCACCGCTGCGTCGAGTGCGCCTGGTACGAAGGGCGGCCGCACACGGCGCAGGAAATCAAGGTCTACCTGCACAACGCGCTGTTCTGGTCGGCGCTGGCGGGCTGGGACCAAGTCGCCTGGAATGGCAAGCCGAACCTGCTCGACCTGCTGCGCGGCATGCGGGCCGCGGCGCGCGCGGAGCTGGCAGCATGACCGGGGTCAACTGCCTGTACCCGGGCTGCGACGAACCGGCCGTCGCCGACTGCGATTGCTGCCCGGATCACCCATACTTCTGCGAAGAGCACGGCGTGCCGAGCCGGGACCGCGAGACGGAATATGGCCCGGTGGCGTACCCTTCCCAGTGCTGGCGCTGCGGCGGCTATGACGGCTGAAAGATTCTCAAAAGATAATCGCCCCGGGCGCTTGCCTTCCTAAGCGCCCGGAGTGATGAATGTGATCACGATGAACACGCAAAACAAACAGAAAAACGCCGCCGGCAGCCGCTTCCTGAAAGGCGTCAAGCTGACGATGAACGCAAAGATTTACGCCCGGACGCGCACGCTTCTTAACAGCGAGGGCCAGGAGGCCGCGATCGCGTACCTGCAGCGGTTTTTCAACAAGCCGATTACCGCGGCGACCTTCGAAGAGCAAGAGATTCTGCAGCTCGGAAACGAGGCCGCGAAGTGAGCGACGAGCGGCCCGGCCGCTTTCGGGTGATCGACGAACGCAACGGGCGCGAGCTGACCAGCGGCACGCGCGACGAATGCGCGGAGTTCCTCGAAGAGATGGGCGACGGCGTGCTGGAAGAGCTGGTTTGGCACGGTCGCGACGACCTGACGCCGGGCCACTGGGAGCGGGTTTCGCCGCTCAAAGATTTCTGAAAGATAATCGCCCGGGCGCTTGCCTTCGTAAGCGCTCAGAGTGATTAATGTGATCACGCCCCAGCGGCGCATACAAGGAGACAACGAAAATGAAACCGACCTTCGATAAAACAACGACCCCGGCCCGCTCGGAGCGCAAAGCGTACCGCATCTGGATCATGACGCTGCACCGCGGCGGCGAGACGATGGACCTGCACCTCTCAGGCACTTTCGCGCAGGCCAAAGCCGACGCGATGGAGGAAGCCCGCTCGCTCGATTGCGAGCAGGTTTCGCTCGCGGGCAGCGCCGCCGCCGACGAACAGCCGGCGCGCTTTTTGAACGCCGCGTAGAGGCTGAAAAATAATCGCCCGGGCCGCTTGCCTTCCTAAGCGCCCGGAGTGATGAATGTGATCACCATGCAGATGCAAACCTTCCCACAACCAGCCGCGCGGTTCCTAGTGCGCGGCCTCGACAACGACGGCCGTGAGGCCTTTTACACGGGCAGGGCCGGCGACGGCTGGCTCGGCGCGAAGGCCGAGGCGTTCGGCTACCAGACGCTCGACGGCGCGCGTAACCGCGCGACCGGCTTGAATCGCCACAGCGAGCTTCACGGCTGGCGCTTCATCGCGGTGCCGGCGGAGGCCGCGCCTTCGAAGATGTACCTCACGCCGGCCGAGGCCGAGGCGGCAGGCCTGCCGAGCGCCGACGAGCAGATCGCGCGCTGGAACCGGCTGCAAGAGCAGATCCGCGCGGAGGGCAAATAAACAATCTTTTCTTTCGCCCGGGCGCTTGCCTTCCTAAGCGCCCGGAGTGATGAATGTGATCACGATGCCAAACGCAAGAACAGCAAAACGGAACTACCTGCCGACCACCACCGTAACCCCCGGGTTCGCCTGCAAGATCGAAGAGGATACCGACCTCGGGTCGGCCTTCCTGATCGCCGAATACACCGGCGGCGGCGGCTACTTTCCCGTAAGCACCTGCTCAACGGTCAGCGAAGGCCGCGAGATCGCCGCCAGCTGGCACAGCGGCGAGCCGCGCCCGGCCCTGACCTTCAAGATTTGGGCCCGCGGGCTCAACGGCGCGATGGCCCTCGCCGCGAGCTTTTCGGTCTAGTCGGGCCGGCGCAGGATCGCGAGCGACTGGCCGACCTGCGAGGCCGCGCCCGGCTGGATCGCCTCGATGCCGAGGTCCAGCCAGCGCGCCCATTTCCGCACGGTCGACGGCTCGATGAACATATTCAGGTGCGGGCCGCTTTCTCGTTGGCGGGCGCGTTTCACCATATCGTCAAAGATGGGCCGGTTTTCGTCGAGATCGAGAAACGAGAACACGATCCGGCCGCCGGGCGCAAGCACGCGACGCGACTCCTCCAAGTAGCAGTAGGTCTCTTCGTGGAGCAGGTGCGTAAACAGGCTGAACGCGCAGACGAAGTCGACCGAATCGCTCGGCAGCGGCAGCGAGAGCGTGCGGTTCAACACGAACCGAAAGCTGGCCGGCGCTTGCTCGCGCGCGAAGCCGAGCAAGTCCTCGACGATGTCGATTCCCGTATAGCGCAGCTGCGGAAAGCGCAGCGCGAGGTGTTTCGCTGTGCGGCCGCTGCCGCAACCCAGGTCGACCAGCGCCATGCGGTTGGTCAGCCCCAGCGCCGTCAACGCGCGCGCCTGAGCGTCTCCGATTAGGTCATAGTCCGAATCGCCGCCGACCGCCAGGCGCATCGCCCGGTCGCGGGGATAGCGCGTTTGGAGCGCAGCAACGTGCGCCACGTATTCGGCAACGAAGTGAAATTCTTCCATTCGGATCGCAGCATAACAAGCGCCGCCTTAAACTTGGAGCCGGGCCGGCGTCGGCATGGTCGTTCCTTCGGCGCACTCGCCTGCGCCCGGATCCGTTCAAATCGGAGTCGCCGGCCTCAAGCCGCCAGCGGCAGCGCCACGCGATCCGCGAACGACGAGCCGTCCGCATGGACCGCCTTCTTGCCGGTGAACGATTCCCAGCGCTTCACGATCACGTCGACGTAGCGCGGGTCGAGCTCCATCAGCCGGGCCCGCCGCGCCGTCTTCTCGCACGCGATCAGCGTCGAGCCGGAACCGCCGAAAAGATCGAGCACCACGTTGCCGGCCTCGCTGCTGTTCGTGAGCGGATACTCCACCAGGTCAATCGGCTTCATCGTCGGATGCTCGCCCGACCGGCTCGGCCGGTCAAAGCGCCACACCGTCGTCTGCTTGCGGTCGGTGTACCAACGATGGGCCGCCGTTGGCTTCCAGCCGTACAACACGGGCTCGTGTTGCCAGTGATAGTCCTGCCGGCCCATGACCATCGTTTGCTTTACCCAAACGCAGCACTGCGCCAATTTCCAACCCGCGTCGACCATCGCCTGGCGGAAGTTTGCGCCTTCCGAATCGGCGTGAAAAACGTAGATGCCTGCGCCGTCGCCGGCGACCGCAAACAGGTTCGTGTACACCGCGAGCAGGAACTGATAAAAGCTCTCGCCCGACATGCTGTCGTTTTGAATCGTCAGCGCGTCCTTCGTCTTCCCCGTATAGGCGACGTTGTAGGGCGGATCGGTGACGATGAGGTCAGCCAGGCCGCCGTCCATGAGGCGCTCGACGTCGGAGATGACAGTCGAGTCGCCGCATAGCAGCCGGTGGTTGCCGAGGATCCAAAGATCGCCGGGAACCGATACCGGCTCGGCCGACGGCGCGGGCGCGTCGTCGGGATCCGTCAGGCCTTCGTCCGTGCTTTCGAGCAGCGCGGCCAGGCCGGTAATTTCGTCGTCGTCGAACGCCGTCAGCTTGAGGTCGAAGCCCTCGAGCTTCAACGCTTCGAGCTCGAGGCCGAGCAGGTTCTTGTCCCACTCCGCGTCCTCGTTCGAGCGGTTGTCGGCCAGCCGGTACGCTTTGACCTCTGCCGGCGTCAGGTCGCTGGCGACCACTACCGGGCCCTCCGTCCAGCCGAGCTTCAGCGCGCCCTCGCGCCGCGTGTGGCCGACGACGAGAACGCCTTCGGCGTCCACGACCATGGGCTGCTTCCAGCCGAATCTTTTTAGCGAGGCCGCGACCTTGTCGATCGCCTTCGCGTTCTTCCGCGGATTGCCCGCGTACGGGATCACGCGATCGAGCGGCCAGATTTCAACTTTCATGTTTTGTCGGAGTTTGCCGAAAGAATTCAGGCGGCGGCGAGCGCCTTCTGCACGCTCGAGGCGTACCAGGCCGCGCCGGTCGGCGTCTTGATGCCGAGCTCGTTCATGCGCTGCGCGATCGCGCGCTGGCTCAAACCCTGCTGGCGGTAGTTCGCGATGATGCCGCGGATTTCGGCCGGGGCCGGCGCTTTTTTCCGGGCGGCCGTCGCCTTCCCGATCGACTCCTGCCAGCGCGGATTGCCGAGCCGGGTGCCGCGCGCCTTCACCTGCTCGAGCGCGGCCTTGGTTCGGGCCGAGATCATTTCCCGTTCGTGCTCGGCGATCGCGGCCAGGATGTGGATCGTCAGCCGGTTCGCGTGCGGCATGTCGCAGGCCACGAAGTCGGCCGCGGACTCCATCAGCCCGGAGATGAAATGGACGTTGCGCGCCAGGCGGTCGAGCTTCGCGATGATCAGGGTCGCCGGCACTCGCTTGGCCTGCTCGATGGCTTTGGCCAGCTGCGGGCGATTGGTGTGTTTCTTGCCCGACTCAACCTCGGTAAACTCGGCGGCCAGCTGAGCACTAGGCCCGGCCTGCTGCACGTACCGGGCGACCGCGGCGCGCTGGGCGTCTAATCCCAGGCCGCTTTCGCCCTGCCGGGCAGTCGAAACCCGGTAATAAGCCACAAATTGCCGGCCTTCGGCCGCATTTTTCGGCGCATTCTTGCGTGACCTGGCCATGCCGATTTACGAAACGCTCGTTTCGGTCGAGGTCAGCTGCTCAACCATGCCAGCGCCGGTATAGCGAGCGACTCCGGGCCCTCCGCGAACCAGTCGAAGCGCGGCCGGTTAGGCGGCTTTCGTTTCCGGGGCGGCCGGGCCGACCGGCGTTCCGGTGAACCAGCTTTTCTCAAGCGCCCTCCGCTTCACCAGGCCGGGCTCCACTTTGCCGTTCGAGATCACCCAGCGCGGAAATTCGAGAGATGCGCCTTTATAGTCACGTTGGTTTAGCTTGGTCCGCAGCGTCGACTCGGCGAAGTCGCGGCCGCCGACGTTGTACACGAAACTCACGAGCGCGTCGAACTGGCCTTGCGTGAGCGGGACATGCACCAGGTCATTGACGACCGGCTCATAGCTGGTCGCGAGACGCTCGCGCAGCCGGGCGTCGGCCTCGGCTTCGGTGAATACCTGCCCGAGCGCCACGTCGGTGTCGCCGTAGCCGCCGGTGATGACGTTCAGCCGATCGGCCGGCAGATGCCGGGCGACCTCGACGAAGGTTTCGAGTTCTTTGATTTCGGCGATCAGCGCTTCAGAAGAGTGCATGGCGTAAGGGGTGCTCGGAAGCGACTAGGCGCTCGGCGTTTTGCTATTGCTGTCGGCCGCCGCGATAAAGCCGGCTCCGGAGGTAATTACGGCGATGGCTTCGGGCGTCACGTGCTTGGCCTGCACGATCAGGAAGGCGCCGCAGGCGATCAGCACCAGGCCGACCACAGAGGTTTTGGGACTTTTCATAAATAAAAAAGGGCGGGCTTCCGTCTTGCCAGGGGAAGCCCGCTCGTTGAACTCTCGCTGTTTTGCAGGGAGGAAATTGTTTAGGCGGCGCGGCGCACAGCGTCGGGATCGTACGCGACGGTGGCTGGCTGCTTGGCGCGCGGCCGGAACATGATGACGTTCGATGGCGTCGGCGGCTCGGGCGGCTCGGGGAGCGGCTCGGCGGCAGATGGCTCGGGGAGCAGCTCGGCGGCGGGCGATCCGTCACGCCTCGGCATTTCGACCACCATGCAGCTCAGCGGCACGGCGCGAAAAATCATTTGTAATCGGCGTTCCATCTCGTCAGCAAATTCGCAGTGTTCTTCGTCGCCGGCGCGCGGCAGCAAAAGTTTTGTGAACATCCAGGTGCGCAGCCCGGTGTCGGTCAGGTGCTCTTTAAAGCTGTACGACTGGCCCATGTGGGCGGTCTTGCGGATCGGCTCTTTCCCTTCGACGGCGGTCGAGTTCTGCGGGAGCGGCAGGAAGGTGATCGAGGTGACGCGGCCGGTGCGTTTGTTACGTTTGGCCACGCAGCCCGGACGCTCCAATGCCAGCAAGCGGTCCACCGCTTCGTGCGAATAATTGCGGAGCCGCCGGCCGCTCGCCGCGTACGCGGGAATGCCAGCAGACACACCTCGGGCGCGACTAGGAGAGCGAGCGTTCATGTAAAGCGCTGCGGCGCGGAAAGGTGCAGGAAACAAGACAGCTCTCCGGTGAAGCTGTCCACGTACATTGGTGGTTCACGCCAGCCTTTTCTCGCCGTAAGAATTCGCCTAAGCCTATTTTTGCCACCAATAATGGTGCTGCTTAGGAGCGTTTCCTCTTGGCCGGCGGCGCGGGCGCGGGCTCCGGTTCGGGTTCGGGATCCGCGGCCGCGGGCTCGTCCTTCGGCTTCACCGGATGCCACTTACGCAGCGCGACCAGCCGGCGGCCATACTCGGAGCGCTCCTCCGGCGTCATCTTCTGATGCGACACCGGGCCGCCCAGCTTGCCGCCCTTGCGCCCCTGCTTCTTAAACCACTCCAGGGTAAACTCGCGCTTCCTCGCCATCAGTGCGCTTCCGGGCCGCCGTTGCGTTTCATCAGGATGTCCGTCAGGGCATCGAGCTTCTCCTGGAAGTGCAGCATCCACTCTTCGTGATTCGTGAGCGCCGCGGCGTGCTCGCGGTTCCGTTGGCGCGCCTGCTCCTCCAGATGCTCGAACTTATCCATCCACTCTTCGTGCGACACGAGCGTTTCGGCGTGCTCTTTGATTCGCTCGCCGGCCCGTTTATCGAGATGCACCTGCACCAGCAGCGCGTCCTCTAAATCCTGGAACTTGCCCCGGATTCGCTTAAGCGCCGCATCCACGCGCGCATCGCCCGTGAGCGGGATTTCGTTCCCATTGCCCTCAGCCATGAGACTCCTCTCGGTAGGGCTATCGGAAGCCCCTTCCGAAACGTAGCATGCCTAAAAAGGGCGTACCAAGTAACGGCGGTAACGGGCCCGCGCGGCGTTGCTATCGAAAGCCCCATCCGACTACAGTTCGGACGACGTGCCGGCCCCAAACACAACACCGGGCCGGCTCCCCAAAATTGGGAGGCCCGGCCCGGTGAACGCATTAGAGAAACGAACTGCTCCTTATCCTACTAAGGACTGCTTCCGGCCCGGGCGACCATCGAACGATTCGTGCCTGCGCCGGCAGCAACGATGCCGCCGGTGCCGCCGGTCTGCCCGACGCCCGTTTGCGTCGCCACCTCGTTCGCGATCCCGACATAGGTTTGCATTTCCGCCCAGTCCTCTGCTTCACCGGCACGGCTCGCCGCGCATGCCAGCGCGGAAACGATGAACGGAGCGTTCGTCCGTACGTACGTCAGGAGCTTAGTGTCGGCGGTCGACAGATGCGGGGCGGCCGCGGCCGCGGTCGAAGGCTGGTCCGCGGCCGGTTGCCTGCCGCCGTTGATACTTTTTGCGGTTGCTGCATTAGTGGCCATGCCGTCAGTGTACGCCCGAAACTGCCAAAAGTAACCTGGTACCCTTGCCGCGGCTCGCGTCTTCCTATCGGAACCGGGTTCCGATAGAATGGCCTGGAAAGGAGACCCCAGAATGCCCTGCCAGGTTTGCGCAGAATCGCTTTCTAAGGTCGATACCTACGAGTGCCCGGAGTGCTTCCACAGTGAGCTCTGCGCCGGGCACGCGTTCGAATGCGGCCGCTGCGGCGAGCACCGCTGCCGGCATCACATCCGGGAGGTCTTCTCGCGCAAGAACGGCTCCGCTTACCGCTGTTACACCTGCGGAGCCCGGTACCGAAGAAAGGAAGCAGGCACCTCATGCCCTTCATCAGTCAGTTGTGCGGAGCAGTCGTCCGCATGCAGAATAGCCACAGCGTCCAGCGAAGAAAGGAAGTGAACTAATGCAACAATCACGTGAAAAAATCAAGCCGATCCTCGATGTCCCCATCGTTCTCGAGATGGAGACGGTGGTCGGCCAGGAGACCTCCAGCCAGTACAACGGCGTCGAGTACCGCTACAACGTGGTCTACGACAGTCGCCCGTCGATCATCTATTTGCCCGCCGAGGGGCGCGACGCCATAGTCCGGGCCCGGCCGGCGGTCGGCGACTACCTCGAATTGCTCAAACAGAAGCGCGGCAACCAAATCCTCTTCCGGGCTCAGGTATTGAGCGACGCCTACGAGCAGGATCCCGAGCCCGAGCCCGAGCCCGAGCCGCCGCCACCCGCGCCGCGCCCTCGGCCGAACGGGTACACCAACAACGGGTACACCAACGGCGCACCGGCGGCCCACGGCGCGCCCGCCAGCGCCTCCCGCCTGCTAGCTCCGGTCCCGCACCGCACGCAGCCCGCGGCGCGCCCAGCGGCGCGCCCGCCGCATACGGCGGCCGGGCAGGCCATGCCGCCGCGACCGGAGATCACTTCGATCTCACCCGTCGCCCAGCAGGTCGCCGGCTGCCTGCGCGTCGCAATCGATGCCTGGGAGGAGCTGAAGGCGTACGCCGCCGACCGCTACGGAGTCACGATCGAATACTCGGCCGAGGACGTGCGCGCCACCGGCACCAGCATCTTCATTCAGAGGAGCGGGCGATGATCGAAAACCAGGTCATACTCGACCCCGCCCGCAAGGACGGCAGCTGGTCGGTGGTCTTTGACGGCTGCATCGTCGCCGCCGGCTACAACTCGAAGGGTGCGGCGCAGGCCGCACTCGGCCTCTACGTTTCCGGCTACCGTAAGCCTCGCGAGATGAACACGGCGGGCGCGGCACGACTCTCGGGAGATGCCTCGAACCGCGAAACAATCGAAACCAGCGAAGGGGAGGGCCGCTAAGATGCCGATCAAGAACCCCGCCCTCTACGCAGTCGTGCCGCCGGCGCGACGGTCGGTCTCCCCTGCCCCGAAGCGGAAGGCGCCTGTCGAAATCCGCTCCGAACAGCGCGCCGAGAAGAACATCAAGCACGCGATCGAGCGCGCCAACGCCGTCTTCGACCGGCTCGAAGCCCGCACGGCCGCCTACACCAAACAGATCGCCGCGCTGCAGAAACGCAAGGCCTGCGCCGCGGCGCGCCTCGAAAGGCTCGAAGATGGCGTTCTGAAACGGATGACCGACGCCGGGCTCACGCTGGTCGACGGCTGGAAGATCTCGTTCAAGGCGCACACCTGCCCGACGTCGGTCGACATCACCGACGAAAAGCTGGTGCCCAAAACCTATATGCGGGAAAAGATTGTCGAGAGCCCGGACAAGACGCTCATCAACCGCACGCTCTCGCTCGGCTTCCTGGTCACGGACGCCTGCCAGCTGCCGCCCGAGTTCCAGCTGCGCGACGGCGCACCCAACGAGCTGGCCATCAAGGCGGCCATCGCCGAGGACTCCGCGATCCCGGGCGTCGAGCCGATCCCATCCATTCCCGGCGCGCGGCTCGTACAGCGCATCACCCTGCAACGAAAATGATTGTGCCTGGCCCGCTTTTCGGGTACAGTGTGGGTGCAATCCCTGCTCTTAAAAAACCAACGGCCCGAGGGCCTGCCTCGGGCCGTCGCGACTTCCCTGCCCCGCTCCGTTCCGTCCAAGTAACCCTTTGGTACTAGCTCAAAAGACTGACTCTACGGCGTTACAAAACCGCACCGGATTTCCTTGTCTAGCGGTAGACTCAGAGATGGAAATGGCCGCTTCGTTGAACCCGGAGCGGCCATCTTGGATAGAGGCGCGGAGCTAATCGGGGCTCAGACTTGGAAGGTTCGATACCCCGAAAAGTCCGCGCCATTCAAAGTTTAACCATCTGTCACGCCTGCCTCGTTAATACCCTTGTTTTAGTGGCTCAGGCCACGAAACAAACGTGTGATTAAAGGACTTTCGCGAGTGGATCGGCCCGCAAAGCGCGCGCCGCGCGGATGTACTTGAGCACCGTCTCGATGCGGCGGTGTCCGGTGCGCTGCTGAATCGTGACCACGTCGGCCCCGGCGTCGGCGGCCGCCGTGATCATGCCGGCCCGCAACGAATGCGCCGCGTAGTCGTTTGACGGGATGCCCGCTCCTTCGAGCGCTCCTTTGACGACACGCCGCACATGGCCATCCCAAAGCCGTGTCCGCGTCACCCGCCCGGCCGTCCCCTTCTTTTTCCTGACCTGGGTAAAGAGCGGGCCCGGCCAGTCGCCGCGCTCCGCGAGCCAACGTTTGAGCGCCGTCACCGCGCACAGGTTCGGCCGCTTGGTCGCGTAGGGAATGCCCACGCTGAACAAGCGCCCCATCTGATCGGTCTTGCCATGGTGTTGCGTCACGATCATGCCCTCGGGCGTGAATTCGACGTCAGCGAGATCGAGCTTTACCATCTCGGAACGCCGCCAGCTGCAGGCGAACGTCGTAAGCAAAATCGCCTGGTCGCGGATGGCGGTGATACTTCCGTCGCGCTGGAACAGAGCGACGCACGCTTCGAGCTGCTCGATCGTGATCGCGCGCATCGGCCGCGGGCGCTGCAGTCCCTTCTCGGCTAGATCGCGTTTGGCCGCGAGCCGCGCATCGCGCACCGTGTGATCGAAGCCCTCCTTCGGGTCGAAGCCGAGCTGACGATGGCGGTCCTTCACCGCGCCGAAAATGTGATCGACGTTCGCCGGCTTGTACTTCTGCTCGTAGAGCGCCCAGACCAGAAACAGCTTGAGGGTCTCGGGCGACGCCGGCACGGGCCGCCGGCCACTCTCGCCGCACCAGCGCGAGAAGATCTTCCACGAGTGCGCATAGCCGCGCGTGGTGTTGGCGGCTTGCATGCGGCGCGCGAGTAGTTCTTCGCTTTTCATACGCAGCGGGGCTAAGTCAATTCCACCATCAAACAGGCGGATTTGCGAACCGGGCTCTTCGACGAAGAGCGGCGGCTTCTTAAGGGCATCGGTAGTACTCGAAGTGGACTTGGAAGGGGACACGCCATTTAGTTTGCTCTACAATGGGCCAGATGTCGAGAACCTTCCAAGCAGATAAGTTTGCGCCTCGTTTGAGACGCGATCACCTGAAACAGAAAAGCACCCTGGCCGATGCCAGGGTGCTTTCCAAAGGGTGCCGGAGGTAACTATGCCTTGACGACCTAGCCAGAGCTCGATTCCGTGATCTCCCTCCTCCGGACTGTTGTTCAACGCCGGCGGAAACCCGATTCGGCCCCCACCTCTGCCAAAGACAAAGGGCGTCTCGGATTACCAACCCGAATGATCGGCCGTTACTACCTTTCATCCGGGCATAACCCCGTGCGTGACCGTGCGGGAGTTGCCGTCCCACACTGCCCACTCCCATTCTAGGCGAAGTGGACGGCAACCGATGAAGGGAGTCGTTCCATGAGCGGCGTTGCCTCGCTCGTTTCTGTACTGGTACTTCCGGGTGCGCGTCGATGAACGCCGCAGCCCTCACCAAATCGCAGCATCGCGTGCTCGAGCATCTGGCCGCCATCCGCGGCCCCGACGATAAGGCCCGCATCTCGACCCGGGCCCTCGCCGCGGCGCTCGCGCTTTCCCGCCGTACGGTGCAAGCCGCGATCGACGTGCTGAACCAGGGATTCATCCAGACCTGGGCCGGCTCGCGTACCGAGCCGAGCGAGCACGCCATACGGTGCGCCTTCCGCCTGCAAACAGTACCGCTAGTCGGTGGCGCAATTTTGCCCGAACCCTGTGCAAAAGGCGCCTGGGGGGGTGGCGCAATTTCGCCCGAATCCGGTGGAAAACCCCGGCCAACCGGTGGCGCAATTTTGCCCGAGGGTGGCGCAATTTCACAGCAAAACGCACAGCTGGCGTTGAGTTTTCCACAGCCGCTAAATAAGGAACGCGCGCCCGCCCGCGCGTCAGACACTTCACTTCACGGAGAAGCTCTCTTAGAAGAATTCGCTGCGCCGGTCGACGTGACGTGTCGTGTCGGGGGGGGTGCTAGGGGGGGCGCGGCAGCTGCGGAAAAACCGCCGGCGGCCGCGGCGTCGGACGAGATCATCGATTTTGTCGAGATCCTGCTCTCGGACGACTACCGCGAAAGCCCCTGGGGGCTGCCGAGCGCCGAACGCATTACGCTCGATCCGCTGATTCGCGAACGCTTCGCTTCCCTGCCCCAGCTCGTCGGCCGGTCGCCCAGCGAGATTTGTACCTACCTGGCGCTGAACTGCCGGCACAAATTCACCACGCGGCGGGGCCGCTACACGATCACGGCCGGCGGCCTGCTGAGCTGGGCGCTGGAAGACCTTCAGGCGTCGCCTATAGCCGCGCCGCGGCGGCCGCCTACGTTCGCTGCCAGCCGGTCGGGCGCGCGCGCTGGCCGCGTCCTATACGCCAGCGCCGCAGGCGGATCCCGATGAAGCCCCGGGCCGGGCCGGCGTCTTCGCCCAGGACGGTTGGTACCCGTCTCATTTCTGAAGATATGGCTTGCCGACGAAATGACGATAACCTGTCGGCATGCAACCTTCCAAGTCCGCATACCGTACCGGAGACGCGCCGCGCGGCACGATCTCCTCACACCATTTCTGCAGCGATGGGGAAACGACGAGATGAAGAAACCGTCTGCTCCCGAAGTTCTGCACGCCGATCGCACGCTGCCGGCGACCATCAATCCCGACTGGCTGCCGCTCGATGAAACCATGGCGCGGCTCGGCAAATCGCAGTCGACGATCGAGCGCCTGGTCGGCTCGAGGGCCCTCCGCTCGATGCTCTCGCCGCGGCCGGGCCGCAAACCAGAACGCCTGTATAGCGCCGAGGACGTCGAGCGCTTGAAAGAGGAAAGCGGGGCCGCGACCAGCCGCACGGTGACGGTCGCCAAAAAGGCGCCCGGCGCGCTTATCTCGGGCGACGGAAACGTCATGCTGTCATCACTCGTCCCGTTGCTGACGAAATGGCTCAATGGCGGGCAGGGAACTCGCGCCAGCGAGAAATTGTGGCTCTCGCTCGAGGAGGCGACGGCGTACAGCGGCCTCGCCGAGAGCTTTCTCGAACGGGCGATTCGGGAAGGGAAGCTGCGCGCCGTCAAAGGCGGCCCGCACGGCGCGTGGTCGATTCAACGGGCCAGCCTGGAGGCCTTCGAGGGATGAGCTTTTCTGCAGAAATGGAGGGATGACGAGATGAAGAAAACGGCCGCGAAAGCGGCGGCGGCGGGGGCGGGGCAGGGAAGTGAGCCGAGCGCGGAGGACGAGCAGGCGGCCAAGCAAAGCGCACTCGACGCCATCGAAAGCGCCGACGCCAAGATGCTGCTTGAGCAGGTGTCGAAGGTCCAGGACAGGGCCGCGCAGATCCGGATAGCCAAGCGCTGGCTGAAGAAGCACTGGTGCTCAGGCTGGCAAGCGGCGGGCGGCCCGAGCGGCGCTCCTCCGGAGCCGGAGCAGGGCACGCCATGAGAACGCCGGCGAAGCGCGACCTGGCGCGTACGGCGTGCGCGCGCCTGGCGGCCGCTATCGGGCCGCGCCGCGACCACGCGGGGTTCGTCGGCCTGCGTACCCGGCAGACGCGCGAGGGCGTCGTGCTGGCCTGGCACGATAGCTATTCCTATGAGCAGGGCACGCTGATCGTGATCCCTCGGACGGAAGATTTTCAGCCGGCCGTCCGGGCGGTGCTCGACGAGCTCGATGGCTGGCGGCGGGAGTGTGGCGTATGATCCTCCGCGACGCCCGCGCCGAAGCGCTCAGCTGGGTGCGCCAGGCGCTCCTCGAAGAACTGCACGCCGAGCCGGCCGGCCGCGCCGAGGCGCTCGTCGCGATCGCCATCGACTACGAGGTGACGATCGAGGAGCTGGTGCAGTGGATCCACTTTCGCGCGCCCGGGAAGCTGTGGTCGACGCGCGAGTTCATTCGCTGGGCGAACGGCGTCCGGACGTTACGACAGGATCTCGAGCGCCTGCGCGAGCAGGAAGCTGCCGAACAGTGGAAGATCTGCCCGCATTGCTGGGCGCATATCGCGCAGCGGGTGAAGACGCACTGGCTCTGTGCAGGATGTGGAGAGGTGGAGTGAATGACGAACGAAGAGAAGGACGACCGCATTGCGGAGCTCGCGGCGCGCGAGAAGAAACTCCGGGACGCGCTGGCCAATGCGGCTATTGCGATCGTTTGTGAGAATTCGACCGAAGCGTATCATCGCATCTTCATTGCGCTCGAGGCGGTGTACGGATTCGAGGGGCGGGAGCGCCTGATGCAGGAGGCGCTCGCAAATGCCCCGGAGGCAACGCAGTGACGTACCGCGAGCTTCGCGTGCGGTTGTTGCGGGAGTGCTTAGAGGACGCCGAGTCCAAGATGCCCGACGCATTTCAGGAAGCACGCGCCGGCATCATAAGAGAGATGCTTGACGGTGCCCAGAGGGATGTTACCTGCGAGCGCGAGCCCGGGGCCGCGCCGGAGGCAAAAGCCGTCAACGACGAAACGCCGGCCATTCGTGTTGAGCTCACCAACGAAAGTGTGGCGCATTGCCTAAAAATCGTCTTCCAGGCGAAGAACTGTCCGGAGCCGCTTGAGATCTACTTGCACACGACACAAGCGATCGAGCTGGCGCATCAGTTGCACATGAAAATCTGCGAGGTCCACCATCGGGACAGCCGCTTGCTCATGGCTGTCGCCGCAAAGGCCGCGCCCGAGGCGAAGCCGTGAAGCGCCGCGGGTTCTTCGCTTCACTGGCCGGGCTGCTCGCCGGCCTGCTGCCGGCGCAGACAACGCCGCCGCCGCCGCCCGCTTACGTGAGGGAATTCGAAGGCACGATGGGCGGCCTGCCGGACGGCAAGCGCGTCCTCTTCACCCTGACGTACACGCCGATCACGAACATCAAGCTCGATCTCTTCGTGAACGGCCTCATGCAGCGCGAGGGCCCGACCTACGACTACACGTTATCCGGCCGCAGCGTATGGTTCACGCACCCGCCGCCCGTCGGCGTTCTCGTGACGGCGCAGTATTACACGGCGTGACGAAGCTGGGTTTGCGCAGGTGAATCCCTGCAGAGATGACGGGAAGACGAAATGGGGGGAAAGGCGCGCCCGGGGCCGGGCGGTCGAGGAATAGGGCGGGAACAGGGCGGGCGCGCGACGTGGGCCGTTTGTGGCGCACGGCTGGCCGCTTTACGGGCCGTCGGGCGTCGCCGGTCGGCGAAGGGTGGTAGTCTAGATGGATGATTGGCTATCGGAACCGGGTTCCGATAACAGATCTTATGTAAACTTTCAAAAAGGCCTCAGCGCCGGCCGCCCCGCGTGGCGATCGCCTCGCGCAGCATCTCGGTCTGCGAGTCGATCGAATGGCGCAGCTCGTTCACTTCGTCTTTCGTCGCCATCTTCTCCATCGCCCGGCGGATTTCGTTGTCGCGCCGCACGTAGTCATCCTTGTCAACCGAGTGATCGAGGTGCTTGGCGACCGACTCCGACGTCTCTCGCACCTGCTCGGTCAAGGCGGCCTGGCGCGCGTACAGCGAAATCATCGCTACGATACCGGTGCCCATCAGCGAGACCAGCAAGCCGATGATCATTACGCCGATAGAATTCGCCAGGTTGAAGCGCTCGGGCTGCACCACCGTTCGGGTGTTTCGGATCGGGGTGACGGTCGCGCGTTTGGCCATGGAGTGCTCTTCTTAAAAGTGCGGGGCTTAGGTGAATGTACTGAAGAAGGAAAACCGGAGCCGTATTCCGTCAGGAGTAGCTGCATTTCGTCTTTGCCGAAACGGCGTGACAAAATCAGGGGAGTCATGAGCCTGATTAGTTGGTTTGAAGGTTTAGAACACGAGGCGAAGCCGTTGTTGTCGGCCGCCGCGAAATGGGCCGAGTCGGAAGGCCTCGCGATCGTCAGAGAAGTGGAAGCCGAATTGAAAGGCAAACTGCCCGGCGAGCTGGTGACGCTGTTCAACGAGTACGTCGCGCCGACGCTCGGCTTCGTGTTGCCGGCCGAAACGACGCTCACCGCCGTCGGCACGGATCTGCTCTCGACGGCGCTCGCGCGCGTCAAGGCGGCCGAGGTGTCGGGCACGTCGTTACGCGCGTCGGTGATCAACGCCGGCATCGAGCAAGCGATCCTGCTCGCCAAGGGAGCGATCGGCGACACCGCCACTGCCCCGGTCCCGGCGACCACGGCGGCCCCTGCGCCGGCCGCCACCGCCGCCGCGCCGGCCGCTGCCGAGCCCGTGCATGCCTAGACGCCAAGCGCGAACCAGGTCAAGTTGGTCGAGGCCGGCGCGCCGGTGTGATCGTTAGCGAAGGCCTTGAACTGCGAGAGCGAGAGGACCGGGCAGCTGGTGGTATGGAGGCTAGTCGTACCGCCGCTTCCCTGGTCCGTCGACTGCACGAAAAAGACAGAATTCGGGAAGGGGATTTGAAAGTTAATGGCCTGCCCTGCGCCCGAGATAGCATTGCTGCCCCATTGCGCGAGCAGCCCGCCCGGCAGGTGTATGTAGCCGTTGCTGGAGAGAGACTGGGGATTGAAGTCGCCAAGCGGCGTATAGGCAGCGAGCGCTGACGCGAGCACGGACTGCACCCAGTTGGTGTTCGGTACACGGGTCGAGTTGTCGCTGGCTCCTCCCGGCGGCCCGATGGTGATTGCCCCGCCCGTCAGGTTTACCGCCGAGCCCGTGAAGATTGGACTGTTGACGGGCGCGTAGTTGTTGGCCGCAAAGACGGCGAGCGCGTTCACCGCAGCAGCGACGAAAGCTGTGTTGGCCGCGTACGTGGTGTTGTCACTCGGAGCGCGCGTCGGGAACGTGGGGGGCGCGCCGAAGGTCGTCCCCGCGCCGGTCTGGTCGATCGTCACCGCGCCCGTCGCGAGATTGATCATCAGCGGCCGGGCGGCCGTAAAGCTGCCGGCGGGGTTGCCGCTCGGCGTCATCAGGATGTAGAAGGTGGATCCATCCTGGCGGAAAAGCACGCCGATACCGCTGTACTCCATGCGGATCTGCGCAACAGCCCCGGCGTCGATGCCGGTCGTCGTGAGCGCGTTGGTCGACGGCGTCCCGGTAAAGGTCGGCCCAGCGAGCGGCGCGTACGGCGTCATATCGGCCTGCGTCATTACGTTCGCGAGCACCGCCGCCAGGTTGCTCAAATTCGCGTCGCTGAGCGAATAGCCCTTGTTCGCGAGCGCCTGGGCGAAGGCCGCGGCGAACGTCGAGACCTGATAGAAGAGCTTATTGGCGGTCGCGCTCGGAAAGATCGACGGATCGGCCGCGCCGCCGGTGCGCATCGCATCGGAGGTGTACTGCGAATCGGTCTCCTGATTGGTCGCGTTCGGATTCCACTGCTGAAAGTTGCTGGTTCCAGACATAAAAAATTAACTCCAGTGGCCGGCATCGAAGCCGGCGATGAAGGCGTTCGAGGTATCGAAGCCAAAGATGGGTGTTTCGGAAATCGTGTAGGTGTAGAGCACGCCCTCGGGGCGCGGGACGATGTAACCGTTCGTGATCAGGTCTTGCAGGATCGAGCTGAGCGCGCCCGACACGATGACGGTCGCCGTCATGTTCTGCGCGTCTTCGATGACGATCCGGCCGCCCGGGAACAAAGTCTGCCAGGCGCTCTGCAGGCCGTCGATGGTGCCGTCCCACTGGTTCTGCGCGACGCGCGCTAAGAGCAGCGTGCGGTAGGTCGTGTCGTTGAGCACCGGGCTCACGCCGGCCGAGGGCTGGAAGCCCACCGTGCGCGAGACGCCGACCAGTTGGCCGGCGATATCGAGCTGCGCGCCGGTCGCGGTCGCGAGATCGAAGGCGGCCGGGAACGTTGCGAGACAGGCGGCCGCATCGGACAGCGGAGCGAGCGCAGCCGAGAGCCAGGCGAGCAGGTTCGGCGACGACTGGTATTCGGAGGTCAGGAGACCCGGGTAATTGGTGGGCATGGTCTTAGACGAGCGTCAAAACGACGTTGGCGGTGACGCCTTGCGCCACCTGGCCGAAGGTCAGGGCAAGATCCGCGGTGCCGGTCGGGCTGGCCGCGGTGCCGAGCGTCAGGGCGCGAATCGAGAACATCGGCTGATCCGGATTCGGCCGCACACTGAGCGCTGCGCCGTAGAGCTCCGAGAGCACGACGGACTGCCCGATCTGCAGCGAGTTCAGGTAATTGACGATGGCCGTTTGAATGGCCGTCGTCGTGGCGCTCGTGTACCCGGTGAGCCCATGCACGCTGAGCGACACGTAGATCGGCACATAGGTCGGCCGGTCGAACGAAATCGACATGGTTGTGCCGGTGAAGGCGTCGGTTACGGTGACCGCCGTCGTGCCGTTCGTCAGGCAGCCGATGCCGCGATTGTTGTAGATGGCCTGCGCGACGGCCGCGTTCGTGCCGCCCTCGACGACGCAGGTGATCGAGTGCGCCGGGTTGCCGAAGCTGTCGGTCGAGCCGGTCGGATTTTCGAGAATGTTGTAGCGCGTGACGCCGGTCGTCGCCGCGATCGCCGCTTGCGTTCCGGCGAGCAGGGTGTGCGAGGGCAGGGCGACCGAGATCGCCTGGCGGGCGCGCAGCTGCGAGTCCGTTTCGACCGGCAGGCCCGCGACGGCGGCGGCGGCGTTGGTCACGCCGGTCCAGCCGGCGGCGGGCGTGGCAATGAGCGAAATCTGACCGATCTGCGCGGTCACGTTGCCGGACGTTTCACACGTCGCGGTGGCCATGACGGTGCCGCCAGCGCCCAGGGTGACGAGCGCGGGCAGATCCCAGAGCAGGCCGTTGACGTCCTTCGCGACGCCATTCGCGATCACGGCATTCGGCGTGCCCGAGAGAGTGAGCACGGCGGTCGAAGAGGAGGCCGCTTTGCGCGCGATGCCCGACAGCTTCACGATCGAGTCAAGATCGGAGCCGACCGCCGTCACCGGTGACCGGGCGTTATAGGCGAGTTGCACGCCTTGCATGAGATCGGCGATCATGCGCGTGACCACCGAAATCCACTGGTAGTCGGCCGAGTCGACGCCCAGATAGACGCTCTGGCCATAAATGGCCTGGTACTGCGTCAGCAGATTGTTCAGGATGTCTGAGTAGGCCGGGATCGTGAGACCCTGCGAGCCGATGGAAGGAGGCGCGTAAGCCATAAATGTTTTCCTAAGCGGGTGTCGGCTGATTGGTGACGGTCAGCGTGCCGAATTGCGTCTGAACCTGGCAGGAGAATTGGAAGGCGCGGGTGCCGCCGTTGTAGCTGGTCGCGACATTCGAGACGCTGGTCACATAGGGCGTGCCGAGAATGCGCTCGGTCAGCAGCAGCGCGATGGTTTCCGGATGCCGGCCGGCGCCTGCCACGCCGAGCATCGACTGGAAGAGCGGCGTGCCGGCGTTCAGGTTTTCCCACCACTCGCCCTGCAACAGTTTCAGGCGCGTCGAGATTGCTTGCGCGACGGCGTCGATGTCGGAGACGAAGCTATTCTGGCCAGCGCCTTGCAGCGGGTCGCCGTTCTGGTCGAGCTTGCGATACGTGATGGTTGCCATGATTTCTGCAGAAATGAAGTGCTGACGAAATGCCTAAACGACCGGGCCGCTCGAGCTCCCGCCCGACGCGACGCCCGAATGCGTGTGGTTCAAAAAGTTCCGACCGTCGATCGAGCAGTGGCCGCCCGTGATGTTCACGGCGGTCGATCCGGCCACGTTAACGGTCGGGGCCGTGACGCTCGCCTGGCTCGATGCATTGACCTGCACGGTCGGAGCCGTGACGGTGACCTGGCTCGCCGCGACGTCGACCGTCACGGTGCCGGCGTCGTTGCGCAGCTGCGCGGAGCTGGTCGAATAGTTCGCGAGCACCCGCTTTTGATTCCAGGGACCGAGGATCGCGAAGCCGTCGGCCAGCGCGTGTCGCCTTTCGACGATTTGGTTCTGCTGGCCGCCGGCCTGCCACCAGGCGTCGATGCAGGAGTCGGCGAAGATGATCAGGCACTCGTCGCCCGCTTGAATGGGGAAGGTCAGCGTGAAGCCGCCGGCGCGCGGCAAAACGACCGGCACGTCGACCAGCTTCGGCAACGCTTTCGTCGTGAGCACGCCCGCGATGCGTGCGACTTCCGTGATGGCGGGCGCGGCGACGATGGTTTGCGCCGTCGCATTGAACGAGACGACGGTCGCCGGCAGCGCGACGCGCAGGCCTCGCCCAAAGGCGGCGAGCGCTTCGGCCCACTGCGAAAGTGGATCGTGCAGGCGCTCGGCGACCGAGGTGCCGTAATTGGCGTTTGAAGAGGGTGGCATTTCTGAAGAAATTCCGTGCTGACGAGATGAAGGCGTTAGCGGGCGGTGACGCCCGTGAGCTTCGCGAATTCGCGCGTGACGCCGACGATTTCCGTGTACCAGTCGTTGCCGCGCGTGTCGCCGAAATGGCGAATGCCGCCGACGACGAACAGCCCGTCCTTATCGAGCCAGATTGCCGGCTGCCCGGGATAGAGCAGGATCTTGCGCAGCAGCGCCTGGTCGAGCTTGACGAGCTGCACGAGCTGGACCTGGGAATCGAGCAACGTCCGGAACGTACAGCCCTGCTCGGTCTGCTGCGGCGTCCCGATGAGCGTGTATTTCGTCAATCCGTCGCTGCCCGAGACTTGCGCCGTGCTGCTGAGGGCGGGCGCATAGACTACGTTGGGCTCGGTGCCTTGCGGCGCGAGCGAGCGTAGGTTGACGCCCTGCGGGCTCAGCCAGTAGTTCAGGTTGTTGTCCTTCGCCACATCGACAAAGAACTTGGTCGCCGGGCCCGCATAGGCGAGGCCGCGCGGCAGCGTCTTCGCATCGAGCGAAGGGTCCAGGTTCGCGTCCACGCAGGCGCGCCCCGCCGCTTTCGCTACCTGGCGCACTGCTTGGCCGAGCGTGAGCGGGTTGGCCGCCGGCGACGCCAGGCTTACGGAGACATAGCCGTTCTGGTCTTCGTAGAGACCGAGCATGCAATGCAGCGTGAGCTTGTAATCGGTCTCGCCTTCGCGCTCCCAGATCGGCTGAAACACGCGGCCCGAGAAGATAAGGCCGGTGCCGGGCGACTGGTAGCCCGCTTCGATCGTGACGGGGTCGCCTTGCTGGATCACCTGCTGCATAGCCGCCGTGCAGTTGTAGATCGCAATGTCGGCGAACCAATAGGTCGGCAGGCCGATTTGTTCGATTGCGAACGTGACGCGCAGCGCTTCGCTGTCCCAGTCGCTGTTCGAAATGACCCAGTGCTCGCCGGAGGCCTGCGGGTCGACGGTCACCTTCCAGACGCGCCCGAAAAAAGATGGTGTGCTCATGGCTTAGAAGCTCGGCGTGTCATCCCACAGCAACAAAAAATCGGTGCCCAAATTCGTCGAGTCGGGCGAATCCAGGGGCGTACCGCTCGCGTTGATGACGTAGGCGCTGCCGATCGCGAGATAGGCGTACTGCCCGAGAATGTTGGCGGCCGGATAGCCGCCCGTGATCAGCGGAATGGAATCGAGCAGCACGTTGCCCAGGTGATCGCTGATCGTGAGCACCCAATAGCCGGCCGCTTCGGAGAACCGCACGGCGAGCTGCAGCGCGACGATCTGATTGTCGATCGAGAGAGACACCGCAAGCGTCTGCCCGGGCGCGGTGGTAAGTGGCACGATTTGGCTAGGCAAGAGCATCTCCTACGCTTGACAAATTCCCGCTCGACCAATTCCCTGCCCCCGGCACGGCCGGAAACGCCGGCGCGGTCGTCGAGGACGTGAGATTGTGCTGGGCGGTCACTGCGGACGGTACGGGCGTCGTTTGGACGGTGCCGGCGGGCGTCGCGTCGGTCGTCTGCGGGCTGCCGGACACCGCGCCGCTGGTTCCGTCGACAATGCCGTGCAGCTTCTCTTTCGTCGCCGTGACGCTCGCGAGAAACACTTCGCTGAAGACGATGGTCGCGCGCAGGCCGCGCAAGGTTTTATGCGTGTCGGCCGCCTGGATCGACTCGATGAGCATGTTCTGGTACGACTCAAGCCGCGTCGTCAGCGTGACGAGCACGCGCGACTGCATGAGCGTGACGAACGTTTCGTACGCCGAGACGCTCTTCGATCCGGCCGAGCCCCAGTTCGAGGGATAGTAGCTCGCCATCGCGTCGCTCATGCCGATCGAGAGCGTGACCTTGCCCGGCAATAGGTAAGCGTGATCGGTGATCGAGGTGGCGGCCGAGCCGGCATTGGGCTGGATCGGATGCTCAGTGCGCCGCAGTTCGCGCACGTGTCTCGCCTCGAACACCGCGTCGAACACGTAGACGGTCGCGGGCGAGGCCGCGTTTGAGCCGGGCGTCGACGTCCCCGGTACCGTGATCGAGGTGACCGCCGGCCCGCTCCATTCCTTCGGCCGGTACGGGCCCGGTTTTGACACCGTGCCCGCTTCGGCGGCAGCGATGATCGGCCCGACGACGGCCTGGAGTTCGTTGAGAGCGAAAAAAGTTCCCATGTTTTTATCCCGCGAAGGCGAGCTGCGCCTGGTTGCGCTGCGTCTGTTTGCGCATCGCGTCGAGCACGCCCTGCGTCGTGGCCCGCTGCACTTGCTCGGGCGAAGCGTTCGGCTGCATGATATGCACGGCGATGTCGCCGACGGTGACGTTCATGCCCTCTTTGCTTTCGACGCCGCGCACGTAGTTCAGCACCTCGGGCGGCAGCTGCTGGTGCCGCGTGATCGCTTTATCGAGGTTGCCCGCGCCCCAGTAGTACGCCGCGATCGCTTTGTCCTGCGAGCCGCTGTACTTGCGCATCAGATCGGCGAGCATACGCACGCCGCCGTCGATGTTCTGGTCGGTATCGTTGCGATCGACGCCAAGACCTTTCGCCGTTCCCTGCAGCAGCTGAAAGATGCCGCGGGCCGTCGAGCCGGTATTCGCGACCACGTTGCCCTTGGGGTCGAACTGGCGCATGCCGCTTTCCTGGCGCGCGACGGCCTCCGCGATATGTGGATCGAGTCCGACCTGGCTCGCCCGCTGGTCGATCTTCTGCGCGATCGTCCCCGAGCCTACCGGCGGCGCGGTCGCGCTCGGCATCCGTTCCGCGTCGAATTTTGACCGGATGCTTCCGAACAGCTCGGCAACTTTCGCACCGGGCCTGGGCGCAGGGTCGTCTTTGTCCTCCGGCTTGGTGAACGGGTGGGCGAGATCTATGCTCGGCTTGGTAGCGCCGGCGGCCTCTAGCGAGGCCTTGAGCTCCTTGGCCGCGTCGCTCCATTTGCCCGTCGCGGCGAGAGCCAGGCCGCTTAGCAGGTGAGCGAACGTTTGCTCGACGCCGATAATGGCATCGAGGAGCTCTTTCATCCAGCCCACAACTTTGTGGACCGCCTTTTCGAATTTCTCGAAATCGGCTGTCGAGCCGGCGATCGAGCTATCGCCCGAGAGCAGCGCGATCAGGTTAGTAAAGGCAACTCCCATCTCGACCAGCGCGTCGCCGGTCTCTTCGAGAATTTCCCAGGTGTCTTTGAGCACCGGCACAAGATTCTGGGCGAACCAGTCGGCCAGCTGAGGCAGATGATCGACGACATAGTCGATCCAGCTTTCGAACTTCGCTTTGATCTGGTCGATGTACGGCGCGAGCTTTTCGTAGAGCGCCGAGACCAACGCCATCGAAAGATACTGCATCTCGATGTGCAGCTTCGAGACTTCGGTGCGCAGGTCGCGAATGCCCTGCATGTTCTTTTCGAACGCCGGCCCGATCCGCTGCGCGAGCCGGTCCTGCAGCTGCGCGAGCTCGATGAAGCGCGAGCGAAGTTCCGGATCCCGCGCCAGATCGTCCATCGAAGCGCCGAGCGCGGACAGCCCGATCTGCATCTTCCGCGCCTGCTCGGTCGTCATGAACATGCGCAGGCCGAACAGCCGGTACGACTGATCCGCCATCGCGACGTGATCGGCTAAGCCGATGGTCGCCGCGCTGATGCCGACAAATGCCCCGGTGATCGCGCCCTGCCACTTCGCGACGTCTTTGATGACGCCGGACGTGTGGAGCTCGACCATGCCGGCCGCATCTTTGAGCGCCGCGTCGAATTTCTTCAACTGCGGTTGATTGACGGCGAAGCCCAGGTCGACCAGGTAAGATTTGAGAACTTCAATGTCCATGAGGATTGTTCTTTGCTAGGTAGTAAGCGTGCGTGCGGCGCTCGTTCTCGGCCCGCACGTCGAGCAATTCGTGAACGTCGAGCAGATCTTCGAACGTGTAGGTGCCGTCGAAGAGCTCGCGGTGCTGCCAGAGGCCCGCGAGCACGGGCCGGAAAGCGAAACTGTCTAGGTTAGGGAAGCCGACGAGTTCAGGCCCAGGCCCAGGCCCGGCAGAGCCGACAGAATCTGGCTCAACCCGTCCCCTTCGAAAAAAGGTGTGAGATTGAAGAGCAGCGCCTTGACCGTCAGCGTCATGACGGCGATGAGGTCGTACTCGAGCTCCTTGATCGCGAAGGTGTTGTTGGGCAACACGAAAACCGGCATCGGGACGCCGTTCTCGTAGCGCCGGCACACGGCGAGCGCGTGGCCTTGGATCGAAGCAAACTCTTCTTCGCTGAGCAGCGAGCGATTGGAGGCGAGCTTCGCGCCCGCCTCCTTCACCAGCGCCCGTTCGATCACGGCGGGCAGCATCTTGGTCAGAACCTGCGCCAGGATCCAGCTACCGTCGCGGGCTTTGAAGCGCCCGACCTGGTAGCGGGTGCCCGCGATTTCGACGTCTTGCGTTTGTGGCTGCATGGATTACTCGTTGATGATGGTCGCGGCCGGCAGTGTCCAGGTGATCTTCTGGCCCTGCGCCTGGTAGACCTTGTCGGGCACTTTGCCCGGGCTCACGCCGGTCGCGGTATGCACCGAACCGTCGACCAGGTTGCGGATCGAAACGACGCCCGCCGCCCAGAAGCCCACGTCGCCGGCATCGGCCGCCGTCTTGCAAACGTTGAACCAATTCAGCAGGAAGTCGTGCAGATCGCTTGTCTGCTGCACTTCGATCGAGATCGTGCCATTGTCGCCCGGTATGTAGGACACCATGACCGAGCCGTCGCTCGACACATCTTGGACTGTGCGGTCCTGCGTCATCGTAATCGAAACCTGGCCGAGGCCGATGTTGCCGCCGCCCAGAATATAGCTGCCCACCAGCGGATGCACAAAGGCGCCGCTGAGATCTTTGAAAGAGTAAGTTGTCATTTCGTCATCCCGTTATTTCTGCAGAAATTCGTTGCGCGAATTAGCGCTCGACGTAAACGCCGATGGTGATCGAGTGCATGGAGCCGGCCTCGATAAAGGTCGCGTAGATCGGCATGGCCTTGCGCGCCGCGCGATCGCCGGCCGACTGCGCCGTGAACGACTGCGCCTGGCACAAATAGCCCTTGGGAAGCGGCGTGCCGGCGCTCACGTTGAGCACGGTCTGCCCGTTCCAGGTGCCGGGCGCGATGTAGCCGCGCGTCACCGCGCGATCGAACGCGCCCGAAACGGCCGCGATGAGCTGCGCTTCGCCGGCGTTGGTCTGCGGCACGGACGGCTGGCTGATCAGCAGATTCGCGACGCTGTACTGGATGTCGGAGGTCAGCATGTCGAGCGAGAGGATCTCGTCGAGGAACTGGCCGTTCGCGACGACGCCCTGCTCGAGCCAGTTGTAGGTGTTCGAGAAGTTCAGGTACAGATTGCCGTTCGACGTTTCGATCGAGGAAACCTGCGACGCGGTGAGCGGCTCGGCCGTGATGCCGGTCAGCGTCTTGAACTTCATGGTGAAGTTCGAATTGGCGAGGCCGTTGTTGAGGCCCATGGCGACGCCCAGCGCGGCGGCCGCTGCGTAGACGTTATTTGGCGCAGCGCCCGACTGCGCGGTCGAGTAGATACCGAACGCGCGGTTGTAGCTGGCGGCCTGCAGGGTCAGGAGCACGTTGCCCGCGGTGCCGGCGAGAACCGCGGCGTCGGACGTTGTGTAGAAGTAGCAGCTGGCGGGCGTGATCGCTTGGATCCAGGCCGCGATCGCTTCGTGATCGGCCAGCGCAGCATCAGTGACCATGCAGCCCCACCAGGAGGACGAAGCCGCGCGGCAGGCCTGCAGGGCCGCGAGCGCGCTCTCGCTGGCGGAAACGTTCTGGCAGCCAACCCACAACGTGGTCGGCGTCGGCGTTTGGCCGAAGTACTGCTCGGCGGCGACAAATTCGGGATTCGCCGAGGTGAAGCCGGCCGTGGTCATGGCCGCGAGATTCGGGTACTGTTGCACCCGGGTCGAGGCCGGAATGATGGTCGAGGGGCCGACGATGAGGCCCTGGTTGAAAGTGGGCGACGCGGCGGCAACGGGCGAGACGGCCACCGACACGTTGCACACCACGCTCAAGGGTTGCGTGTTGCTCATGATTTAAAAGTTCCTTTGGAAGTGGGAAATAGCGCCGGGGCGCGGGTTAAGACTGCTGTGCGGAGACGTCGGCCACCAGGCCGTGCCGGTTGTAGACGATCACTTCGGCGCTCGCGATCGACGAGTCGACGATGGTCGCGGTGACGAGTTCGTTGTAGCGGGCGCTGAGATCGGTGCGCTTCCACCACTGGGCAGAAAACAATTCGGGCGCGTACTGCGGGCGGCCCGAGTCGACCAGATAGAGCTGCGACGCGGCGAGCGCATCGTGTACCCAGTCGAGAAAGAGCGCGTCGTTGGTCAGGCGCGCGTGATCGAACGAGTTTGGGCCATAGAATTTCCAGGACACACGCCACACGCGCGTGTAGGTGTACGTCGCCGTCAGGCTCTGCGGGTTGTTATACCCGTACGCGCGGTCGCGGATCTTTGAGAAATCGGACTCTTCTTCGCGCGCGCCGAGAAATGCAATGTCGTCGGTGATGGCCCAGGCCGGCTGCCCGCTGGTCGGCCAGTCGAGCCGCACTTTCGCGTAGGCGGGATCGGTGGCGTTCTGCGGATTCAGGCCGAGGATCTGCGCCGTCACGAGCTGAAACGCCGCGAGAAAGCTATCGGGCGTGAGCGCGCTCGACGTGAGCGTCTGCCCGTTGGGGAAAGTGGTTGACATGAAAGTTTTTATTCGCCGCTGGTCCGGACGCCGACGGCCTTCCAGTACCCGTTCGCTGAGCGGTCCCAGACCTTCGCGAGCCGGTACACGTCGCCCTGCCAGGTGATCGTGTCGCTCAAGCCCTGCGGCGCGCCGGCGCGCGTCTCATACAGCGGCCGCGTCGAGTAGAAGGTCATCGTGCCGGTCACGCGATCGCCCGCGTCGACCTGCTGCAGATCGTTGCCGCTCGACGTATTCGCGACGCCCGTCATCGTGATCACGTGCGCCGTCGACTGCCAGCCGCCCAGCGCAAACACGCCCGCCGAGCGCGTCACGACGAACGTGGTCTGGAAATCGGGGTCGTGCAAAATGTCGCTTACGTTGATCATGGTCGGGTATTTAATTCTGCGAGTGCGTGTGCGCCGCGACAATCGTTGCGACGTTCACCGGCGCGTAGAGCATCCACGCGATGAGCACCGTGACCAGCGCCAGCAAAAGTTCACGTAACACTTTAATTCAAGGACAAGCGCGCGCGAAACAGCACGCCGTTGTCGAAGCGGTAGTAAAACACCGCGACGAGCGGGCGGTACGCGAGATTGAGCAGCATGGTTTAGTCTTCCACCAGGAACGTGATTGAGCGCCGCATCTGCCCGGTATCGACGAGCGGGCGGTCGCTGCCCTTGCGTTTGATCGTCGAGGGCGCGTCCGGAGCCCAGCCGTTGCGCGAGTCTGTAAACCAGCGCTTCGCCGCATTCGAGCCGAGTATCCCGGCCTGGTTGAGATGCTGAGACGTTTGATCGGGTTTATGCGCGAGCACAGCGCGCGCCGCCTCGCCGAGTTGTTTCGTGATCAGCTGCTTGTTGTCGGAGGCCGCGAGCGCCGGTTCGATGATGGGCCGCGCGGGAATGCCCCGCAGCGGCGATCCGTTAGTGTGCAGATAGACGAGCTGCGCGTTCGTCGCTTCGCCCGACTGGCGCGCCGTATGATCTTCGGGCACGCCCACGTACACCTTCTTCTTCGCAAGCTGCTGCAGCGAGGCGCGCATCTTCGCGAGCGAGTCGCTCGACGAAACGTTTACGTTGGGCTTCAATTGACCACCGCCGCCGGCGGATAAGTGAACTGCGTCAGCGCCGTGACGGTCCCGCAGGTCGAGGGCAGCGTCGTTACGTTGCTCGTCGTCGTCGACGCATTCGAGCAGGTTCCCATCGCAAGCCCGTAACCGGTTTGTCCGGCGTTGGCCATACCGGCAGAAATGCCGGCCAGATCGGCGATGACATAGAGCGAGGTGGCGATGCTGTCGGACGAGTATCCGAGATAATACGTGCCGGCCGGAAGCGAGACGGTGCCGGCCCACGTGGCGCGTCGGAAAGTAGAGACGCCTGCGCCGGTGATGGTGGTCGACTGGCTGTTCGCGATGAGCGCGCCGGTGGAACTGTAGATGGCGAACGCGAAGTGGCCGGCGTCGCCGGCGGTCGATTCGGTGTACACGGTAACGCCACCGGTGAGCGACCAGCCCGGCGAGGGAACCTGGAATTGATACACCTGCACCTGATGCACGCTGAGCGCCGTGGTGTTGCCCGTCGAAACGCTGTCGCCGAACAGCCATTCGCTACCGGTCAGAGGCGTGCTCGAGCCGGCCGAGGTCGGCACGCGCTGCACGGCCGAGCCGTCGTAATAGCTCAATTGCTTCAGATCGCTGCGAAACCACTCGTCGCCTGCGACGTGCGTCGACGGATCTGCCGTTACGCCTGCGTGGTTCAGGCCGGCCGTGGTCGAGCTCGGCGTAAAGGTCTGCTTCATGCCCGCCGTGTACGTATTCGCCTGGTCGGTGAAAACGGTGGTTGAGAGCAGGCGCGTCTTCGCGAGCGCTCCGGTCCAGCCGAGCGTGAAGACGCCGCCGCTGAGACTGCCGGTGACGTTCGTATCGTTGGTGACGCTCGTCACGCCGGTCGGGCCAGTTGCGCCAGTTGCGCCGGCTGGGATACCAAAATTGAAGGTCGCGGCCGACGAAGATCCGACGTTCGTCACGGTGGGCGTTGCGCCGGCGGCGAGCGGAGTCACCGAGCCGACCGCAATCGTAGCCGCTGTGCCCGCTGGACCGGTACTTCCGGTCGCGCCAGCAGCGCCTTGCGGGACAGTGAAATTGAAGACGGCGGCCGACGAGCTCCCCGAATTAGTGACGCTGGCGGAAGTGCCCGCCGCGCCGGTAGTCGTCGAGCCGACT